CCTTTTTTTTCGAAATAGATAGTTTCTTCACCTTCTCTTTCTTTGAAATATCTCTCAATCAAACTCATTAATTCCACCCGTCTATAGGAACGGTAAAGTTTATAAAAATGGTTTCGCCAGCGTTAACGGCCGAACTACCGTTAAAGGTAGCCGAAAAATCACCGACCATGTTTCTTAGCGTTACAATGCTCCCATTGTCGAGGCCGTAAACGCCAATTGCGTTTGCGCCCGCGTTGTCCGTTGAGCCCACCCCGTATATCGCACCCACGCTGCCAGAGTCGGAGTCGTCTATTGTGTAGCCAGAGGGGAGTGTTAGCGTCATGGCCGCAGCCGAGGGGGTGCCAGCGTCCAAGCGGCCCCTTACGATCATGTTTTTACCATCCCTTTGCCAAGAAAACGAAACATTGGCTGCGGTTCCAAGGCCGGTCACGGTTGGCGTGTAGGACACCAAAGCGCTCTTGCTTCTTTTAAACTCATTAATAGCCCACTGATCAATAGAGTAGGAATCTATATTGCTGGACGAGTTGTTGTAAAACCTTGCCAGAACCCTATTGCTTGACCCATCAAAACCGTCAGCATTAGGGGCACTTGTTAGTAGTAAGACATTTATAGTCGACCCGTCGGAATCAGATTTTGCATAAACATAATAAGCGGTTGAAGAGGTTTCTGTCGAACAACCCGAGCAACCAAAACTTTCAGTCGTTGCGCTTGTTGTTGAGACAAAGTTCCCGTTTACTGATAAATGACATCGATCAATTGAAATGGTCGAGTCATTTGATTTTGTAACCTTGCAGCCTTGGTGGATGCCCTTGTTTAAAAACGCGAATTCAGAAGAGTTTAGCGCTGCGGCCTCAAGTGTTCCGTCGGTTATACACCCGCCGTCTAGGTCGTTTGCGTGAGAGTAAACAGTGTTTAAGTCAGCATTGTATTTAGTCGACGTTAAAACTGTGTTCGCCCCAGAGTTTGTTCGTGAAATACTAGTACACGTCCCAGCATAGGCGCTTGTAAACAAGCAAACGAACACTAGGTAAAGTGCTGTAAGTGATAAATAGAAAAAGTTTTTCATGGTTATATCCTTAATTATCTATTCCGTTTTTAGACATATCTAATTGTAAGCTTAATAAGTTGATATTTGAATCAGTTTCATTCTGATAAAAACCAAGTAATAAAACAAGGCCCACTCTGTTTATATCGCCTCTTGCGTGTACTATTGTTCGACCGTCTGAAAATACGCCCTCGTCAAGTTTTGACACGTCAAGCACAAAACCACTTTGTGGGTCTGGGAAAGAGTAAGTATATTCCGTTAGGTCAGATTGATCAAAATCAGTCCAAGCTTTTACGGTCAAGTCATTTCCTGTTATCGCCCTAAGTTTTAACTCTCTAAAATTGTAAGTAGCATCAAAATCGCCCTGCTGTGGGTGCCAGTTAAGCAAGAAAAAAGCATCAATATTTGTGCTAGTGTCATCGGCTGTGGTGTCCGTTCGATCTTCTTGCACCGAGTGAGTGTAAACATAACCGTCAACGTCACCGAATAAAACCGCCTCATTTCCGCTTGCGTCTTCCCCTGAATTCATGGCCGTAAAATTTACAGCAAACTGATAAGGCTTAAAGGCATTTATGCCCATTTCGTAAACATAGGCCTTTGTTAAGGCATTATTTGAGCCTTCCGCTACTAATGTTATGTATTGGTTTAGGGTCGGATAGTAAACACTCTGAAAGTTTGAAGAATAAGAGTTATTTATTTCGTAAACAAAACCCTTACTTGTAAAAATATCGTCAATGTCACCATTTGCCAGCGTTGCCTTTTGTGTTTTTGATTCGGTCACAATGTTACCGTTGACTATCATGCGCCAACCGTTTTCGCTTAGAAAATATAAGTTTCCGTGTACTTCTTTTATCGTGTCATGTGAAACGCAACCAATCTCGTTATTCAAGGTAACAAAACGAGCATTTCCCCCGACTTCACTATATATATGAGTTGATTTTCTTTTGAAAATAATAAGGTAAGGGTCTAGTGCGTTTCCATTGTATAGACCTCGCCCTATTCCTGTTACGTCACCGTTACTCGGCACGTTTATTGTCTTGGCGGTGCTTCCGTCATCCCAAGCGTCGGGCAGTTCAACCTCTGAAAAGAATACGTCATTTTTAAAAGAATTTGAGCCTGAGTAAACTAAGCGCCTGTTAAACTCAGTTAAATATTGACCACCGCCTGACTGTGGTGCTGCGTGAGTTGTGGGGGGTGTTTGTGTGCTAGTGGACTCGTCAGTAATTGTGTATATAGTCGTCCCTAGATTTATTTCAGCTATATAAAGAAAATCACCGTTATTTGTCACATCTTTAAGGTATATCCTTACCTTGTCAATGAAAGCGTTATCCGCTGTCGATGGAATATTTGAAAGATCAATTTGCAAATTAGGTGAGCTAGTTGTTACCGTCGAGCTTGAAAGCGCATTTGATTCAAAACCAATGCCCGAGGCGTAAAAAGTAATAGCAGCTTGATAGCTTGTTGAATTAGGTAAAGAGCCACCACTAGAAACGGCCGCCGTAAGTGTTCCGGGTGCAGCCTGGCCAAGCTGTGTAAAAGTAGTTCCATCATAGGAAAAAAGCCCATCACTTCCAATAGCTATTATATGCCGATCGTTAAAGGTTACGCCCCTGTGTCTAGTGCCGGCCGTAAGTCCTGTTTTTAACTCAGTGCTTGCCCCTGTGGCTTCCAATTTATAAAGAATAGTCCCCGCTTTAACTAAAACGTATTTTGTGTTGTCTGATTTTTCAAAAAAGGAAATTGAGTCAACGCCCGAGGCAAGTGCTGTCGAGTTATATTTTGAGAAACCGTGACGAGTTTCTATTCTTCCTTGATTCGTGAATACATTTGCAGCGTCACGCATTGAAACTTTATTCTCATAGTTTCTATAAGAAACGCCAAAATTAAAATCGCTTAATCTTTTTTGCGCCCGATAAGATAAAGGCATTTAAACCCCTTTAATATATTGCGAAGCCGTCCGAGTCGCCCACAACGTCCGGAACGTGAGCCGTTATACTCTTTGGCGCTCCTTTTTCACTTATAGATCTTTTGAGCATTTCCTCGAAGTTGTTAAACTTAGATTCTTGTCCATTTCTGTCCCTGTATTCGTATCCTTTCCAAGTGACATAGCGATCAAGGTCAGCTTTAAGCCATTCAGGAATTGGAAACAAAGACGTGAGGGAGTAGGTTATTTCATTCGGTATTTTGAAATAATAATATTCAAGCGTTCTGGCACTTGAAGGCTTAGGATACAAGTAAAGCTTTTCCTCTTGCTCCTGTGACCAAGTGTCAGGGTCGCCAGAAGTGTTTGATGCCCACGATTGTTCAATTATTTGCTTTAAAGGAATATAACTTAAAGCTCTAAAATCGGTTATAAATGGATTCCCATCTATCTTCCTGATAGCGTGCTGTAAAGGTGGTTTCAAAACGTCCCTTACTTCCCCAACGGTAACGTCACCTGTAATGCTCGCGGTTGTGGTGGTGTTATCGCTTAAGGTTGAGCTTAAATAATAATCCCCAGAATCTTTGCTTAGGTAAATTCTTCGGCCAGTGACAAGCGGATCGGGGCTAGTAGGTATTGAAGTTAAATCAATAGTTAAATTTGCCCCTGTAGGTGAGGCGTCAGAACTTGCAACCCCAGCAACGCTTTCGATGCCCGAAACACTTTCAATAAACGTTATAAGTACATTATAAGTTGAATCCGCAGTTAACGAACCCCCAGAACTTACCGCAACGCTCGGTGCGCTTGGTTGCCCTAGGGAAATGTCCTGAGTTGCCTGATCCGCAGTTAAAACCTTCTTTCCCAAAACCCTTAAAAAGGACCAATCATGTCTAGCACAAATTTCCTTTATGCCTTCATTTGTCCACTCAAGGGTTTTATTCTTGAAAGAGTTAGACGTGTCTCCAAGTTTAGCTGTTAACTCGTCTATAAAGTCTTTCCCGTTCCAGCCCATTAGTTACCTATAACAAAAATGGAAACTACGTCAGCCGCAGTAAAACCACTTAGGTAAATACCGCCTATTGTAGCGCCAGCCGCTAGCGTGTTTTTTTGAACTAGCCCGTCCGCCTCGCTGGTTTCATTGTTAAAATCAACGTGTAAAATGTTTCTGAATCCGTGGTCATTTTCTGTAAAGTCGTACTCTGTAACGCCTGTCATAGTGATTTCAAAAATCGCTCCCCTTACGTTACCAAAATCGATCTCTTGTTTTTTAGAAACTGATGCCGCCATGCTTTTTCTCCTTATTAAGTTGTGAAACTAGTATTATAAAAATAGTTCCCGTAGATGCTATATGCAAAGGGAAATTACCCAAAGAGTTAAACACTAGACCCACTAAAGCACCTTTAAAATAAACGTCTTTTTCCTTGTAAAATTCTACCACTTTAAGGCGAATTATATAGATAAGTATCGCTATGCCGATGAGTCCGTATTGAAAGTAAAGTGTTAATATTTCGTTGTGTTCGGGTCTAAGAACCTCGCTGTTTTTTGACAACTGGACGCCCGCAATTTCAATGAAACCCGGCCCGTTTCCAAAAACAGGGGATGCCAAACCATGCTTAGCTAGTGCCACTCGCCAAAACTCAAGCCTGGCCGAGTCGCTAAAAAAGCCTCCGTGTGTGTTCCCATGGTGAAGCAGTAGAGCAAGGGCCACACAATGGCAAAAGAATAGGTGGTACTTAAATCTGCTATCATAGGTTGCAATATACAAGATAACTACGTAGGCGGTCAATGCCGCCATAGAGCTTTGTGTGTAATGGATAGCCAGTATGGGTAAAAAGATAAGATATTTTTTCAATCTATAAACAAATGGTAAAAGTATTCCCATATACGCACCGGACAAAGTAGGGTGTCCTAGGCTTCCCGTCACCGCTTTTTCATTCCATGGAACGCCCGCTTTTGTAGTCTTTTGAACGCCATCAAAGACCGAGCCCAAAATTGTGCCATATATGTCAAAGCCTGCTTTATCAACCAAAACCCACGCTGCCTGAACTAGGCAACAATAGGCGAAAAGCTTTTCTAAAAATTTTCTGTCTAATGTAATATTTTCCAACTTTAAATAAAGAATAACCGCTAAACTTTGAGGTAACCACTGTAAAAAAGTATATCCGTTATAGAAATTACTCGGTATTAAAAAGCTCGCAAATAAAAAATAAACTAATGGCCATGATTTCTTGCTAGGCTTTCCTGTTATGAGAATGATCACAAAAGAAAACAAGGAAAACCACATGTGATGGCCGGATCTTATATCAATTGGAAACGAGAACTTGAGAAAAAAGGAGGCTGTTATAAACAGCCCCCCGATTAAAAAACCAATCATTTGACTCTAATATATGCCTCAACGTCTACCGAAGTAGATGCAGCATCATAAATAAAGCCGATTTTCTTGTAAGCTGCTTCCGCAGTAGTGTCAACGGTTACCCCGGCGGCCTTCCCGTTAATATCAGCGTAAAGAGCGTCACCCGCACTTGCAGAGTCGCCAGAGCCGTCGTAAGTAAGTTTATCTGTAAACCCTTCAACTAGAACTTTACACATATCACCCACAGCACACGCCTCGTCAACCATACCTAGTGCAGCATCGTCACCTTCAGATGCACAAAAATCAGCACTGATTCCGTCGTCATCTGTTAAGTCGGCACAAATAACATTTCCCTCTGCGAAAGCCGAGCTTGCAGAGTTTTTATAAAATCTATAATCCTTAGATCTAGATTTAACGGCCCCTGTCCCATCAAAAGAGTTGTGACCAAAGGCATTTGCAAAAGTTTCAAAAGCGAAAACCATTGCTAAAACAAATACTAAAAATTTCATTTCAAATCTCCTTTAAAAAACTATTTAGCTAGCTACTGAAATATCTTCAATTGCGCCTTGGAATCTTCTTGCAGAGCAAAGAAGGTTACCCATAAGAAGCACACGTTTCTTAATAGCGTTTTTATCTTCAAGTTGACTGAAAGATTGAACTTTCATGTCTTGACCTTGATGAACGTAAAGCTTTAAGTAATCTGTGTTCAAGAAGTACATTTTATTTGCGGCCGCGTGAGAATCAACTAGAAAATCAATCCCGTTGAATCTTAAAACACCTTTGTGACCTAGACCGCTGAAAGTGTCAGACTCAACCGTTCTTTGATGTGGACTAAGAAGGTTCCATAGTTCATTGAAAACGTCTTGTCTTGAAACCGCACAATCCGGCTTGTCAGCGCCTTCCGTCGCATCACCCATTACTTTTTGAATAAGTGCTAAAGAAAGTGCTCTGTCAGTTCCAGAGTTTCCGTCTATTTTTGCAAGCCAAGAGTTGTTTCCGTCCTCGTCAGTAATATCAGAGATCGTAAGACCACCATAGGCACCTGTCGCGTCAACAATTTCCTCAAGACCGTTAAACACTTTAGTGTTTGTCCCATCAGAAAAAACCCCGTCAGAGATTCTTGATTGCATTCTTTTTTCTGCAATTTTAACTTTTGAAGAAACAAGGTTTAAGATTTGCTTAATACCATTGTTTTTCAAAATGTCTGACTGAGATAGTAACACAGTTTCGTAAATCTCTTTCCATTGTAAAACTACATTGGTCAGGTCATCTTTTTCAGCATCGTCTAGTGTCTCAGCGCCAGAAAACCAGCCCCCTGTGGTGCTGTCAATGTCGCCACTGATAACAGGGTGATTTAAGCTTGATCCACCGTCTAGCTTTACTCTCATTTCGTATAATTTAGTTAACAACGCTTTTGATCTATATACGTTGTCAGTCATTTTCTTTTCAACAAATCGATGCGTAATTGCATCTAGTTGAGTTACTGAAATCGCCATAGTAATTCTCCTTTAAAAAAAGTTTGCTATATCTTCCGCAATGGAATCATAGTCTTTTGACCAGTCAATATTTCGACCACCTTTTCCGGTCGAGCGAGACCGTGAGCCGCCCAAGGCTTGAACTGGTTTCTTTTGTTTTACCTTGTTGACTTTTTCCTTACTATTTTTCAATTTCAGGATTTTGTCACCGTACTCAGAGAAGATCGCTTTTTTAACGTCTTTTCCGGTCGCCCATTCTTTCTTAATAACTTCGCGATCGACTTCAAGCCCTAGGGTGTCCTTAAGGTCGGATAAAAGCTCGCTTGCTTGCTCGAACTCGAGGTCAAACTGCTTCATTACATAGGATGACTTTTCTGCATCTACGCCCTTCTTAAGCTCTTGAATCTCTTTTTGAAGCTTTAAGACTTCGGGATTATTTCGTTGCGCTGTGAAACCAGTTTCCGCTTGTCGATAGTAGTTTTTCACTTCCTCAAACAAGTCAGGGTCATCGGCTTGCATCTTTAAGATGGCCTGCTCAATGATTTGATTTTCCATGATCTGAGTATTGATTGACTCAGCATTTTGCGTGAAATAGTCCTCTTGCTCCTTAAACTCAGCTAGTTTCGTTTCCATTTCGGCTTCGAAATCTTTACGCTCTTGAGCTAAGGCCTGTGTTTTTTGCGTGAAGTTGTGCCCTTTTTGGAGTAGCTCTTGTAAGTGTTCCTTGGATTGCACCTCAAAACCTTCGCCATTATCTCTAAGATCAAGGGAGTTTACTTCATCAAGCCATGACTCTGAGACTTCGTTATTATCCTCTGGTTGATCGTCGTTAAGTTCCTCGGATGCCTCGGATAAAAACTTGTCTAGGTCTGACAAATTTTCATTATCTTCTTTAATTTCAGTTTCGTTGTTTTCTGCTTTTACGTCTAAGTCTTGGTTGTCAGTCATAAAGTTATCAACGGTGTCGTTAAGGTCTACGCCTAAGTCTGTGGCAACGTCCTCGATATTGACAGCACCGCCAGCATCTTCATTTCCAAATTCATTCATTAAAACGTGTTTAAATAGTCTCATATATATCCTTTTAAGTTGGTCGCATCATTGCGACTCTTATTCTTGGATTTCCTCAACTGGCAAACCTAACTCTTGCTTAAGCGCCATATTTTCTTCTTGTAATTGTTGTAAAGTAGCTTGAACTTGATCGTTTTCAGCTAAATACTTTTTGATTTTAGATTTCATTGGAATATCAATAGAGTCAACTAAGGTTTTAGCATCTATTACTTGCCCTTGATAAAGCTCTTTAAAGATCGTAATAACCGCTTCCTTGTCTAGGCCCGCGCTAGTTCCGGGGCTTAACATGATATCGTATTTAAGGTTTTTTACCGCCTCTGGATCGAAGTTAACAAAAGAAACCTGTCCTTCCCCGTCCTCGATTCTAAGCTTTCGCTCGGTTGAATAGTATTTCATTATCCTAGATAAAATAAGCTTGTCTCTTTTTGGGATTGTGTATTCCTCAAGAGATCTAGACTTCAATCTTATTCTTCCGATGGCTTGTTGCTGTAATTTTTTAATCGCAACGCCTGACGGGTCACCTGTGGGTGCTTCGCCCATTGTTGCCTCATTTACGCCAGAAACCGCTTGCATCGATTCAATATCGTCTTGTTTTCTAGCACTAAACTGAGGCGAAACTTGACCGGATTGAAGCCTTCTTACTTCGGTTCCTTGCTTCTTTTTAACTACTATTCCCTGACGGTTATCAAGTGTAGTTTCATCAACGCCAGAGTTTTCATCTACAACCCAGCCGCTATTTCCGTTAAGTCTTAGGCCTGAATACTCGGCCCAATCCATTTCGTTAAGTGACTTTTGAACTGGAATAAGGTGTTTTGCTTCACCTGTCGCATAAAAACAATCTTCTTCCTTGTAACAATAGAAAGGAGCTATAGGATATAAACCAGCTTCACTAGGGTCATTCCCATCGTAAAGAACCTCTTTTCCTACTTTAATCACGACTCGCATATTTTTATCATACTTAGGTTTTTGAGCTTTATCGTGCCCCATTTCCAAGTAAGTTTCGTGCATTTCAATATGGTCTTGAGCTATAGAGAAAATTAGACCAATTTCAGGGTCTTGCTTTAGGTTTTCAATATCTTTTTCGGTTATTTCAGAGGCATCAACGCCAAGAGCTTGGGCCGCCATGATATACATTTGCTCAATATGACCGGCCTTATGGGCTTCGTGATCTTCGTATTTGTGAATATCGGGATTTATGCCTTGCTGGATCTCAACTGATTCTTTTGAAATTTCAAGCTGTGTTTCCTCGTCATCAATAGGGACCATTGAATAGTCTTTAAGCCACATTTCCTCAAGTGTAGTAAGTGACTCGCTATTATATTTATCCGCATTATCACTTTCATTTCCGTAATTAAGGAAAAATTGATCTTCGCCAAAAGGGTCAGAACTTGAGCTTTCCATTAGTTTTTTTGGAGATATTTTTTCGAGTTTTTCAGGGTCAACTTTAGGGAATCGCCTTTTAACGTCCTCGATATCAACCGGAAACTTAAACCCTATATACCTACACTCATCTAGTTCACTTGCCATAGGGTCAGGAAAAACTTGTCGCCAAGGAATATTTTTAACTACAACGTCACCCTCGCCATCACAAAGGTCTGGATCAAAATCAACGTATTGATAGGCGGTTCCAATCTTTAAAGATGCCCTAATTGACATAGCATCCCTTAAGCTTAAGTTTTGCGCTCTATAAACATGGTCTTTTGCGTGTTGCAATAGCTCGGCTTCAAACTCTTTGCCCTCATCAATTGCAATTACGTCAGTGTCGGGCCTACTGTCCGTCATTACTGGAACGACTGATTCTATTATTCGAAAAACGTGGTTTTTATAGGGCCTACGAATACCTTGGGGCCAGTGCTCCCCACGATAAAACTTCTCTGCTTCGGTAAACTCGTGGTGTTTTGTCTGACGGAAGCTCTCGGCTTCGCTAAATAGTCGATTGACTTTTTTGCAAATATCTTCTTTTTTGTTTTCCAAGCTTGATAACCTTTTTATATAATTTTAAAATAATTATAGATAAATTCTATAGGCAAAACGATAGGTCGACAATATGGCAAAAAAATATATTTATTCAAAAGAGCATGGAAAAATGATGCTTGTCGGTAAAGACGGTGAGCTTATAGATGAGCCCACAAAAACAACAAACTTTAGGAAAAAAATACTAGGTCTTTCATTCTGGCGAAATGACAAAATAAGAGGCGACGGCTTTAAGCCCCATTACAATGAATCTTTAGGCGGCTGGATCTCAACAAGAGGTCAATACGATGCTGAATGCAAGAAAAGAGGTCTTGTTTGTGCTGGAAATGAAGCACCCCCACAATATAAAGAAAGTCTTGATAACCCGGACTCTAAGTTCACCGACGAGGATGTAAAAGAGATAAGGGAGAAGGACGGAATAGCTTTAAGCGACTCTGATGCAAATATGCTCAAAGATCTTTAGTCTCTGATTCATCAAAATAGCTATATTCTTTGTTGTAAAAAAGCTTAACTGGGTCCGTTTGCGGTGAATAGCATTTATACTTACCCTTTATTCGAGTTTCGACCGCGCTTTTTACCTCTTTCCATTTTATAGGCTCTGTTTTTTTGATAGGCGCAAAATATACTCCAAAGAAAAAGCCCAAGCCAAAGGACAGCAAGACAAATGTGAAAAATATCGTTATTTCCATTATTCAAAACTATTATATTCCTTGTTTACTGACAATCTTTTTGCCCGTTCCTCGGTGCTTAAGTTTAACAGGTCTTTTTGCCTTTTTTGGCTCGGTGTAAATGCCTTAAACTCGCCTGACCTTACCACTTGAGGGAGCCCTTGAATCGCTAAACAAGCCGCCACAATGCGGTCTTTTCCATTAAGCACAACGTCGCCACCGTCCTCGACAACCAATCCGGCCATTTCCTTAAGAAGATCAACGTCATTTATTTTTAACTCACCGTCCCTATATTGAGCCACAAACTCATCAAGCATCTTCATTTTGGTTTTTGCTGTGGTTTGCCAGCCTATCCTTTTTTGGATCTCTTCGCCTCTGATTTCCTCAACTGTCCGAGTAAATACATTAGGATAATTTCGCCTCTTGATTCGATCAAGTGTGAGAATCCCGTGATTATTTATTTCAACGGTCAAAAGTGCTGAGTTGTACCAATCGCCAAGCCTACACAGCATTTCACCGAATAAGTCAGGGTGTATTTTTCCGCAATAGCTTGCGACGTGATTCATTTCAGTGTCGATAATAAAAGCCGTTGAGCTGTCGCCTGTGGCAAGACCTTCGGCAACGTCAGCGCCTAAAGAATAGCTTTTCTCTGGCCTTGGTCTTTCAAATATCTTTAAATTTCCTCGTTTCTCTTCTCGGAACATAAACCTTGCTTGATGTATTTAATATGCGGATTGTCTTTATAATATAGACGTTCCTCGTTCGTCGGAAATATAGACCTAGTTTCTTTTCCCTTCTTTCTTGGCTTGAAGTATTGGAAGTCGTCATAGGTGTAAAAAACCTTTTGAACGGCTTTTTTAATCGCCTCGTTGGTCATTCCAAGTTCGGCCGCCGCTTTCTTTCTGTCGCCTTCGTATTTTTCGATGACCTCTTTTATTTTGGCGTATTTTAAGCGTCGTTGCTCTCTTACGTCTTTCTTAAGCCTTTCTTTCTTGAGCGCATTTTCTTCTGCTTTTGCCGCCTCAACGCACTTAATAAACTTATCCTTACGTTCAAAATAGTCCTTAAGCTCGTTGTTGGGCCATAGCGCCTCATACTTCTTTAGGTCATCTATTTCGCATTGAAGCTCTCTTGAAACGTGATAAATACATCCCTTATAGTCTTGAATGATTCTGTTTACTAGCTTAAGTGAAGGTTTCCATTTCCTCATAGTAATATTGTGCATAAAAAAAGGGGCTTCGAAAAGCCCCAAACACACAACTATTAAAAGTTATTATCTCTAAAAAGAGACTTAACTTATATATATTATCCATTTGATAAACTCAAGTATTTCGAACATGACGGCCATAAATGCCAGAGATGCGAAAACAAAGAATGTGATCCAAGCGCATGATTTAATCATTTTTCTCTAAACTCGACTTCTTTTTCTTCGGTTTTTACAATTTTAGCGCCTGACTGTGGCGGCTCGTTTGACCATGCGGTTTGAGCATATCCGTATTCAGTTTTTAAAGTATATCTATATAGCTTCACTCTCTTAATCGGGTTTATTTTTTCTAATTGATCTTCGTAATAACCATGCGTGTTCATTCCAGCGTAAAGCACATCGTTTCTTTTTGAATAGATTTTGGTTATCTCAAACTTTTCATCGTTGTATTCGTAGTCGTCTTTATCGATAACCTTGACGTGATCGCCTATATTAAATTTATTATGTCCCATTATCTTACCTCTTATGTTTAAGCTAAAAACTATAACTATTAGTAAAGTAAATACTATTAAAAATACCGCTAGTCCTTCCATTGTTTTTCATCAAGTATTTGATAATATCTCTTTTCAAAATTAGTAAATATTTCGCAGTTTATTTTTATCGAGTTTTCTTGTCTAGACTCTGAAAAAGTACACAGGTCAGTAAGTCTAATAAAATTGAATCTATACCGACAAACTGAATAACCTTGATTCCTTGATCGATAGCACTTCTTTTTTGATATTTTATTAGTGTCGATGTGGTGCCATTCATTTGCACTTAAGGTGCTGGCAAGTAGTAACATGATAACAATTTTCATTTTTTACCTCTCTTAAAACGACAAGGGCGTTCGTCCGGGTTCGCCCCTGTCGCTCGTCAAATTAAGAGCCCATTCGCTTGAACTTGTCAGCGAGTAGCTTCTTCTCTATTTCCTTTTGTCTTTCTTTACGTTTTTGTGTTCTGATTTTTTGCTCGAAACTTACACAAGGTTTGCATTTGTGCAAAAATCGCCCGTTGCTTGCCTTGTTAAAACAGGATATTTCCTTAACTTCTTTACACCTTTTACATTCTCTTGGGCTAGTGTTGTCGGCTTTCTTTATCCTTGAATCGATCGGTTGTAGGTTTACTGTCGTCACTGTTACCCTCTTGTTTCAGTTTCGTTATTAGGTTTGCGATTCTTTCGCTGTTTCTCTGTGGTCTTACTATTGCAAAACTTTTAGGCCCTGTAAAGCCGAGTTTTCCTGACGTGCTATTGTGCTTTAAAAGCGTGATTTTGAGCATTTCGCCCTTATGGAATACGTGAATAGTCTCATCTTTTTTCGCTGTAATGCCTAAACTCATATTTCCCC